ATGGCAGCCAGATCACCGGGCGCGTCGCTGACGCGTGCCGCAAAAGCGCGTGCGGGCGAAACGTCCGCGCGACGTGGACCCGCGCCGCCGCGCTGGGTCAAGCCGTTCCTGGCCGCGCTGGCCGACACATCCAACGTCGCCGCCGCCGCGCGCAAGGCCAAGATCGATACCTCGGCCGCCTACCAGCGCCGCCGCAACGATGCCGAGTTCAACCGCCAGTGGCAGATCGCGCTGTGCGAGGGATACGACAACCTGGAAATGGAACTGCTGCACCGGCTGCGCACCGGCGAAGTGAAGCCGCCCCCCGGCGCGAAACGGGCGGCCCGGTCGTTCGACAACGCCACCGCGTTCCGCCTGCTGGCCGCCCACCGCGAAAGCGCGGCGCGCCAGCGCGCCATCCGCGACCAGGTGAGCGCCGCCGACATCCGCGCCTCGATCGACCGCAAGGTCGAGGAACTGCGTCAGCGCGTGCTGGCCGCGAAGGCGCTTTCCGAACGGCCGCGCGATGCCAGCTGATCGGCTGGATTTCCTGCGCGAGGATCATGGCGGGCTGAGCGCGGACATCGGCGAGACCTTCGACCAGAGCGAAAGGGACGAATGGCACTGGAACTGGCCGCTGTGGGCGCGCGCCGCGCAACTGCCGCCCGAGGGCGACTGGCGCGTCTGGCTGGTGATGGCGGGGCGCGGCTTCGGCAAGACCCGTGCCGGCGCGGAATGGGTGCGGACGATCGCCGAAGCCGATCACGAGGCCCGCATCGCGCTGGTGGGCGCTTCCTTGCACGAGGCGCGGGCGGTGATGGTCGAGGGCGAAAGCGGGGTGATGGCGGTCTGCCCGCCGCACCGCCGCCCGCGCTTCGAACCCTCGCTGCGGCGCGTGATCTGGCCCAACGGCGCGCAGGCGATGCTCTATTCGGCGGGCGAGCCGGAATCGCTGCGCGGCCCGCAGCACAGCCATGCCTGGTGCGACGAGATCGCCAAATGGGATGACGGACAGGCGCAGGCCCGGCGCAGCTGGGACAACCTGTTGCTGGGCCTGCGCCTGGGCGAGTCTCCGCGCATCGTGGCGACCACCACCCCGCGCGCGGTGCCGCTGGTACGCCGGCTGCTGGAGCAGGCGGGAAGCGAGGCCGACGTGGCGGTGACGCGCGGCGGCACGCGGGAGAATATCGCGCATCTGCCCGCACGGTTCATCGCCGATGTCGAACGCGAATTCGGCGGCACGCTGCTGGGCCGGCAGGAACTGGACGGGGAACTGATCGAGGACCTGCCCGGCGCGCTGTGGACGCGCGCGCTGCTGGAACGGTGCCGTGATGGCGCGGTGCCAGCGATGACGCGGGTGATCGTGGGCGTCGATCCGCCGGCCAGCGCGCAAGGCGATGCCTGCGGGATCGTGGTCTGCGGGCTGGGCGAAGACCGGATCGCGCGCGTGCTCGCCGATGCAACGGTCGAGCGGGCCAGCCCCGAAAGGTGGGCCGGTGCGGTTCGCGATGCGGCGCGGGCATGGGGCGCGGACCGGGTGGTGGCCGAAGCCAACCAGGGCGGCGCCATGGTGGGCGCGGTGCTGCGCGCGGCCAATGCCACGCTGCCGCTGCGGCTGGTCCATGCCAGCCGGGGCAAGGTGGCGCGCGCCGAGCCGGTCGCCGCGCTCTACGAAGCCGGACGCGTGCGCCATGCCGGGATGTTCGCCCGGCTGGAGGACGAGCTGTGCGGGCTGATGCCGGGCGGCGCCTACCAGGGGCCGGGGCGATCGCCCGACCGGGCCGACGCCTGCGTGTGGGCGCTGACCGAACTGATGCTGGGCCGCGCGGGCGAACCGCGCGTGTGGTTCGACTGACACTTCCGACAGAAAGGCCGTTCATGTCCTTCTTTCAATCGCTTGCGGCCGCCTTCAAGGGTGAGCCGGTGACCCCGCGCGCGCCCTTGGGGCGCAGCTTCGTCTCGCCCTGGGTCGAGGCGTTCGATGGGCGCGGCGTGGCGGGCACGCGGACGCCGATCCACTATCCGACCGCGATCCGTGAAGCCTATCTGCGCAACCCGGTGGCGCAGCGCGCGGTGCGGCTGGTGGCCGAAGGGGTGGGCAGCGCCCCGGTGCGCGCCTCGCACCCCGAACTGGCCGTGCTGATCGCGGCTACGAGCGCGGGGCAGGCGCTGCTGGAAACGCTGGCCAGCCAGTTGCTGCTGCACGGCAACGGCTATGTGCAGGTGCTGCGCGACGCGGAAGGCAACCCCGCCGAATTGTTCGCGCTGCGCCCGGAGCGGGTGACGATCGTACCCGACGCGACGGGCTGGCCGGCGGCGTTCCTCTACAAGGTGGGCGAACGATCGCTGACGATCGACGCCGTGGACGACCTGGGCCTGCCCAACCTGATCCATATCCGCAGCTACCATCCCGGCGACGATCACTATGGCGCCGGCTGCCTGGAAGCGGCGGACGAGGCCGTGGCGCTGCACAACGCGGCGGCGCGGTGGAACCGGGCGCTGCTGGAAAACGCGGCGCGGCCATCGGGCGCGCTGGTCTATGATCCGGGCGAGCCGGGCGCGGCGCTTTCGGCCGACCAGTTCGAGCGCATCCGCGCCGAGCTGGCGAGCGCCTTTTCCGGGCAGGCCAACGCCGGGCGGCCGATGCTGCTGGAAGGCGGCCTGAAATGGCAGGCGATGGCGCTGACCCCGGCGGACATGGACTTCGCCACGCTGAAGGCCGCCGCCGCGCGCGACATCGCGCTGGCCTTCGGCGTGCCGCCGATGCTGATCGGCCTGCCGGGCGACAGCACCTATGCCAACTACCGCGAGGCCAACCGCGCGCTGTGGCGGCTGACGCTGTTGCCGCTGGCCGCCAAGATCCTGGACGCGCTGGGCGAAGGGCTGGCGCCGTGGTTCGCGGATGCCAGCCTTGCGGTCGACGTGGACGGGATTCCGGCGCTGGCCGAGGATCGCGAGCGGTTGTGGTCGCAAGTGAACGCCGCCGATTTCCTCTCCGCCGACGAAAAGCGCGCGTTGCTGGGCATCGCACCGGTGCAGCCGTGATGCGCGAGGAGATGCTGGCGCGGCTGATCGTGCAGGCGGAAGCGGAGGGATCGGACCTGGTGACGCTGCGCGCGGTGGTGGAGGAAGCCTGCGACCTGGGCGCGGCGCGCGTGCTGGAGCGGATGGGCCTTGCCGACGAGACCGCCCACGCCGACCTGATCGAGCTGCGGCAACTGCTGCAAGCCTGGCGCGATGCCAAGACGAGCGCGTGGCAGGCCGTGGTGGACTGGGCCGTCCGCGCCGTGCTGGCGCTGCTGCTGGTGGGGATCGTGGTGCGGCTGGGCCTGTGGGACATGATCCGGTGAGCGCCGCGCAAGCGCCGCTGCGCTTTGCCGGCTATGCCGCGATCTTCGACCGGCGCGACAGCGGCGGCGACGTGATCCGGCATGGCGCCTTTGCCCGCAGCCTGACGCAACGCGCCGAGCGTGGCGAGCGGCTGCCGGTGTACTGGCAGCACCGCCCGGACCGCCGCATCGGCTGGATCGATGCCGCGATCGAGGACGAGCGCGGGTTGCGCGTGACTGGCACGATCGACGCGGCGGCCGGGTTGCCGGCGCAGGCGCTCGCCACCCGCGCCGTGAACGGCCTGTCGTTCGGCTACCGCGTGACGGCGGGCCATGCCACGCCGGACGGGCGCGAGCTGCACGCGGTAGACATCCTGGAAGTCAGCCTCGTCTCCCACCCGATGCAGCCATCGGCGCGCGTGCATCTGGCAGGCTGAGCCGCTCGCTTCCCTCCCTTACCCCGTTTCTTCGGGCCGTCTCGTCGGGCGGCCTTTTCTTGCCGAAAGGACGTTCGACCCCATGAACAGCGAAACCCCCGCCCCCATCGAAACCAAGAACGACGCCTTCGATGCCTCGTTCGACATCGTCGCCCGCCAGGACGCCCAGGACGAGGCGCTCGCCACCATCCGCACCGACATCGAGGACGTGAAGGGCCGGCTCGACAAAGTCGGCCGCGCCGCGATCCGCCCGCTGCTGGCCGGCGGCGCACCCACCGGCGCCGAGATGAAGGGCTTCGTCGATGGCTACCTGCGCCATGGCCGCGAAAGCGAACTCAAATCGCTGTCGCAGAGCGTGGCGGCCGATGGCGGCTATGCCGTGCCGCGCGAGATCGACGAGGTGCTGGCGAAGCGGCTCGCCGAAATCAGCCCGATCCGGTCGATCGCGTCGGTCGTGCGCACCGGCACCAGCGGGTTCCGCCGGCTGATCTCGATCGGCGGCACGGCATCGGGCTGGGTTTCCGAAACCGCCGCGCGGCCCGAGACCGCCAGCCCCAAGCTGGCCGAGATCGCGCCGCCGTGGGGCGAACTCTATGCCAACCCGTCCGCCACGCAGGCCATGCTCGATGATGCCGCGTTCGACGTGGCGGAGTGGCTGGCCGGCGAGATCGCGACCGAGTTCGCGCGGGCCGAAGGCGCGGCCTTCATCAACGGCAGCGGCACCAGCCAGCCCAAGGGCTTCCTGACCGGCGCGACGAGCACCGCGGGCGATGCCGCGCGGACCTTCGGCACGCTCCAGCACATCGGCTCGGGCGCGGCGGCGGGCTTCGACACCAGCCCCGAAGCCAAGCTGATCGACATGATCTTCGCGCTGAAGGCCCCGCTGCGGCAGGGTTCGGTCTGGGTGATGAATTCGACCACGATGGCCACGGTGCGCAAGTTCAAGAGCGCCGACGGCGCGTTCCTGTGGCAGCCCGGCATCGCCGAAGGGCAGCCCAACCGCCTGCTGGGCTATCCGGTGATCGAGGCGGAGGACATGCCCGACGTGGCAGCCGGCGCGCTGCCGATCGCCTTCGGCAACTTCCAGGCGGGCTACCTGATCGCCGAACGCCGCGAAACCACGATCCTGCGCGATCCCTACAGCAACAAGCCCTACGTCCAGTTCTACGCCACCAAGCGCGTGGGCGGGCAGCTGCTCGACAGCGACGCGATCAAGCTGCTGAAGATCACCGCCTGATCGCGGGCACCCGCATGGCTTCCGGCGCGTTTCCCCTCCCCTGGCGCGCCGGCACTGGCGCCCGCGATCGGTCCCCCCTGCCGATCGCGGGCGTCCCTTCCGCCCTTCCCGACGACCATTTCCGGAGATTGCCATGATGCGGGCCATCGTCACGCCGCCCGTGCTTTCGCCGGCGGCGCTTTCCGAACTGAAGGCGTGGCTGGGCATTGCCACCGGCACCGACGACGCGGAGCTGACCACCCTTCTGATGACCGCGCTGGAACTGTGCGAAGGCTTCACCGGCACGATGCCGCTGGTGGCGACGTGCGAGGACACGGTGCCCGCCTGTGGCGCGCGGCAAGCGCTGTCCACCCGCCCCGTTCAGGCCATCACCGGCGTGTGGATGCTGGCGGTGGACGGAACCCGCACCACGCTGGCGGCCGGGGCCTATGCCATCGACATCGATGCGGACGGCACCGGCACGGTGCGTCTGCGCGCGCCCGGCGATCCGGCGCGGGCGGTGGTGCGCTATACCGCCGGGCTGGCCGCCGACTGGACCGCGCTGCCTGACGCGCTGCGCCATGGCGTGATCCGGCTGGCAGCCTATCATCACCGCGCGCGCGACGATGCGGAGGACGGCAAGGCGCCCTCCGCCGCTCCGCCCGCCGCCGTGGCCGCACTGTGGCGCCCCTGGCGGCGGATGCGCCTGTCGTGATCGCAGCACAGGCAGACTTCGCCGCCCTTCTCGCGCGGCTGACGCGCAAGGCCGATGCGATCGCGCAGGCCCGCGCAGCGCAGCGCGCGCAGGGGGCATCGCCCCGGCGCTGGCGCTCAGCCCGCCTGCTGTGGCCGCTGTTCGGACAGGAGTAAGCCATGGAAACGGCCTTTCGCGCGGTGCTGCTGGCCTGGCTGGCGGCAGACGTGGCGCTGGCGAGCGCTCTCAATGCCATCGTCGAGGAAGCACCGCTGCGCGCGGCGCTGCCCTGGCTGGCGCTGACCGCCAGCGCCAGCACCGACTGGAGCACCAAGGACGCCACAGGACGCGAGGTGCGGGTGGCGCTGGAACTCAACTATCGCGGCGACGATCCGCTGGCGGACAGCGGGCTGATCGCCGCGATCGAACGGCGCGTGGAGAGCCTGCCGGCCGAGCAGTCCGCCGCCGGCTTCCGCATCGCAAGCCTGCTGTTTCTGCGCGCCCGCGCCGAACAGCGTGGCGAAGCCTTGCGCGCGCTCCGCCTCGAATACCGGGCACGCCTGCTGGCCGCCTGACCCATCTTTGCCAAGGAGACCCGACATGGCAGCCCAGAAGGGAAGCGCCTTCCTGTTGAAGATCAGCGATGGGGCGCCGACGCCGACCTACAACACCGTGGCCGGCCTGCGCACCACGCAGATGTCGATCAACGGCGAAACGGTGGTTGTCACCAGCAAGGATTCGGGCGGCTGGCGCGAACTGCTGTCCGGCGCGGGCACGCGCTCGGTCACGGTCAGCGCGGCCGGCATCTTCCTGGGCAGCACGGCCGAAGCGCAGATCCGCGCCAACGCCCTGTCCGGCACGATCGCCGACTACGAGCTTTCGTTCGAGGGCGGCGAGAAGATGCACGGCCGCTTCCTGGTTCAGCGGCTCGACTATTCGGGCGATTTCAACGGCGAGCGCAACTACACGATGACGCTGGAAAGTTCCGGCGCGGTGGCGCCGGCATGAACGGCTCTGGCATGAACGATCCCGCCAATCCCCATCGCGGCGAAACCGCGCTGGTGCTGGGCGGGGTGAAACACGTGCTGCGCCCCAGCTTCGCCGCGCTTACCGCGGCCGAGGAGGAACTGGGGCCGCTGTTCGCGCTGGTCGAACGGGCGGGCGCGGGGCAGTTGCGCCTTGGCGAAATGATCGCGCTGTTCTGGCACTGCCGGAAGCGGCGCGACGACCTGGCGCGTGACGCCTTCGCCGAAGCGGTCTGCGCCGAGGGCCTTGCCGCCTGCACCGCGCCGTTGCGCGCGCTGCTGGTGCAGATCCTGCGCGGAAAGGCATGAGCGCCGATCCGGCCGACGCACGCTTCGGCCCTGGCGCAGCGCGGCTTTCCGGCCATGCCGCGCTGCTGCTGGGCTGGACCCCGGAAACGTTCTGGAAGGCCACGCCGGAGGAGCTTGGCACGGTGCTGGCGGCGTTCGCGCCGGCCGAGGCCGACGGCATCGACCGCACCACACTCAATGCCATGATGGAGCGCGATTGCGATGGATGAACTGGATTCGCTGGTAATCGACGTGCGCGCCAACACCGCCGGCTTCACCGCCGACATCGGCCAGATGCGCAGCAACTTCGATTCCGTGCTGGTCGACGGCTTCTCGCGCGCGGGGGACACGCTGGAACGCGGGTTGCTGGGCGCGATCCGGCGCGGCAGCCTGGGCTTCGAGGACTTGCGCCGCACCGCGCTGAACGTGGTGGGCGATATCGCCACGCAGGCGGTGCGCAACGGCGTGGGAGCAATCGCAAGCGGGGGCGGAACGGATGCGGGCGGTGGCATCCTGGGCCTTGGCAGCCTGATCGGATCGCTGTTCGGCCTGCCGGGCCGCGCGACCGGCGGGCCGGTGGCGCCGGGGCGCGGCTATGTGGTGGGGGAACGCGGACCGGAACTGTTCGTGCCGACCTCCGCCGGCCGCATCGATGCCGGCAGCGGCGACGGCGGGCGCAACGTCAACGTCTCCATCCGCGTGGTCTCGCCGGCGGGGAGCAGCCATCCCGAAAGCCTGCGCCGGTCCAGCCGCCAGGTGGCGCAGGCGGTGCGCCGCGCGCTGACCGACTATTGACCCCGCCTGCCACGGGAGCACGAGACATGAGCTTCTGGCTCGCCAAACGCCGCACGGTGCAGCAGACGGACACGATCCAGCGGTTCGACCCGCGCTTCTGGACGGTCGATTTCCCGCGCCCGGCGATGGCCGCCGTCACCACGATCGCACCCGACGGGCTGCGCGTGGACGCGGTGTTCCACAAGGCCGATGACATGGTCGGCCTGATCTGGGAAAGCGAGGACCGGTGGGATCATCCGCTGCTGTCCTACGAAACCAGCCGCGACTACAGCCGGCTGACGCTGGCGTTCCGCTGGCAGTCGTCGGGCGTGATGCCGCTCGACGCACTCAACGGCCCGACGCTGACGATCGAGGGGCGCGACGCGGCGGGAAGCCCGCGCACCTGGTACGTGCGGCTGTGGAACTATGCCTCGGGCACCCCGACCGACGCGCGGATTAGCTTGCGCTTCTCCGATCTTGCCAGCGGATTCCTGCTGCCGGCGGAAGCCGATGCGGTCCATCCGGCGGATATCGACCGCCTGTTCATCTCGCTGATGGCGCCGGGCTATGGCGTGGGTGACGAAACGCCGTTCGCCGCCGCCGCGAACGGCTGGGTGGAAATGACCGAAATCCGCTGCCAGGGGCACAGGCCCATGCTGACGGTGGGCGACGTGATGATGCCCCCCCACGGGTTGTCCATCGCGACCGGATACGACGATGCCTATAACCAGACCCCGGCACGCGTGCTGCGCGCGGTGCGGGGCCTCGGCTATCGGGGCAGCATCAACCACTACGTGGGGATGAGCCATTTCCTCGCGCTGGCGGCGGACGGCACGGGCGGCTTCGTGGTCGATCCGGATCTGCCGACGCTCAACGCCGCCGCCGAGGCCTGGCACCGAGACTTTCTGGCGCGGGCGAAAGCGGCCGGCCATGCCGTGATCCTCTCGCAATCCTACGAGGTGCTGGCGCAGCATTGCCCGGCGGACTGGCAGCAGCGCACCGCCGATGGCGAGCCGGCGCGGACCGGATGGTCGCCGCCGTCCGCGCTGCTTTCCCCGGCGAGTGCCCCGGCGATGGCCTGGGCGCGCAAGGTGGCGGTGGCGCTGGCCGGCCTGCTGCGCGATGCCGGGCAGCCGGTGCTATACCAGGTGGGCGAGCCGTGGTGGTGGATCACGCCGGATCGCCGCATCTGCCTGTACGACGATGCTGCGCGCGCGGCTTTCGGTGGCGATCCGGTGGACATTCCCGACATGGCGGCCGCGCTATCGCCCGCGCAGACAGCGCTGCTCGACGCGGCCGGCGCGCTGCTGGCGCAATCAACGGCGGACCTTGCCGATGCCGTGCGCGAGGCCGCCGGGAGCGCGGGCGCGACGATCCATCTTCTCGCGTTCCTGCCCGCCGTGCTCGATCCCGCCATGCCCGAGGCGCGGCGCGCGAACCTGCCCGTGGGCTGGGCATCGCCCGCGTTCGACGTGCTGCAGATCGAGGACTACGACTGGGTCACCGCCGGCGCCGAAGCCTTGCGGACGCAAGGCCGCGCCATGACGGAAGCGCGGTTGGGGTATCCCCGCGCGCAGCAGCATTATCTTGCGGGCTTCGTGCCCGATGCCGGCGGCGCGGAACGCCAGTGGCCGCGCATCGATGCCGCCGCGAGCGAGGCGCAGGCGCTGGGCGTGGCGCAATGCTTCGTCTGGGCCTTGCCGCACGTGTGCCGCGACGGCTTCACGCGGCTGCCCGATCCCGCCGTGCCGCTTCCGGAAACGCTTTCAGGCGAGGAACTGACCATGCAGGCTTTCGACGACGTGCTGTTCCCGCTGGCGCTGGGCCGTGACGCCACGGTGACGCCCGAATTCGCGACCAGCGTGACGATCACTGCATCGGGCTTCGAGCGGCGCAACAGCTTGTGGTCCGATGCGCGGCTGCGCTTCGATGTCGGCCCCGGCGTGCGGTCCGAGGCGGAGCTGGGCACGCTGATCGGTTTCTTCCGCGCCCGGCGCGGGCAGGCGCGCGGCTTCCGGTTGCGCGATCCGTCGGACCACAGCTCGTGCGGGATGACCGGCGCGCCAACGCCGCTGGACCAGCGGATCGGCACAGGCGACGGCCTGACCGCGCGCTTCGCGCTGGCGAAGCATTATGGCGAAGGCAGCGAGGCGCAGCGGCGGCGCGTGACCCGGCCACGCGCGGACAGCGTGACCGTAAGCATCGATGGCGTCACGGCAGGCGGGTGGTCGCTGGAGAACAAGGGCGTAATCCTGTTTGCCGAAGCGCCGGCCGAAGGCGCGGCGATCCGCGCGGGCTTCCTGTTCGATGTGCCCGTGCGCTTCGCGGAGGACCGGCTCGACATCTCCGGCGCAGCCTTTGCCGCCGGCGAAGCGCCGAGCGTACCGCTGATCGAACTGCGCGAGGACGCCTGACATGGCCGGGAGCACCCGCACCTGGTTCACCGGCCCACTGGAAACGGTGGCGACCTGGTGGCGCATCGAACGCGCCGACGGCGTGACGCTGGGCTTCACCAGCCACGACCGCGACCTGGCGTTCGACGGCCTGACGCATCGCACCGCGCCCGGTATGGTGCCGTCCGCCATCCGCCGGACGGCGACGTTCGAGGCCGACAGCGCGGAAATCACCGGCGCGCTGAGCCACGACGCCATCAGCGAGACCGATCTCGCAGCCGGGCGCTTTGACGGCGCGCGCATCGCCATGGGGCTGGTGGACTGGGAAACGCTGGAAACGACAACGCTGCACAGCGGCGCGATCGGCACGGTCGGGCGGGAGAGCACCGGCTTTTCCGCCGAACTGCTTTCGCTGAAGGACCAGCTCAACCGCGATGTGGTGCCCAGAACGGCGCCGACCTGCCGCGCCGCATTCTGCGGGGAAGGCTGCACGCTTTCCGCAGCGCGGTTCGAGCACGACGCCACGCTGATCGAAACCGCGGAAGGGGGGGACGCGATCCGGATTGCCTGCGCCGTTCCTGCGGATGCCCTGCTGTTCGGCGGCGTGCGCTGGATCGACGGGCCGAACGCGGGGTTGAGGCGGCACGCCATCGCACTCGATGACGACTGGATCACGCTGGACCAACCGGTTTTCACCGCCATGTCCGAAGGCGGTCGCTTGCTGGTACGCGAAGGATGCGACCACACGCTGCAGACCTGCGCGGACCGTTTCGGCAACGCGGTGAATTTCCAGGGCGAGCCGTTCCTGCCGGGCAACGATCTGCTGACGCGCTATCCCCCGGCATGAACGCCGATCTGGCCGCCGCCGCGCTGAACCTGATCGGCACGCCGTTCCGGCTGCACGGGCGCGATCCGGCAACGGGGCTGGATTGTGTGGGGCTTGTGGCCGAGGCGATGCGTTGCGCCGGTTTCCATCCGGTTCCGCCCGGCGGCTACGGCCTGCGCGCCCTGTCCGTCGACGCGCTGGTTCCCCATGCGGGGGCCAGCAGCCTCGTGCCCGTGCCGGACGATGGCGACGTGGTGCTGGCGCGCGTCAGCCCGGTTCAGGCGCACCTGCTGGTGGCCGCGCCCGATGGCTTCGTCCACGCCCATGCCGGCCTGGGCCGGGTAACCTTCCTGCCCGGTCCTCTTCCCTGGCCGGTGGCGCGCGAATGGCGCGTCCTGTCCGAAAGGCCCTGAACGATCATGGCAACGCTACTTCTGACTGCCGCCGGCACCGCGATCGGCGGGCCGCTGGGCGGCGCGATCGGTGCCCTCGCCGGGCGCCAAATCGATGCGGCGATCATCGGCACCCGCCAGATCGAAGGCCCGCGCCTGAAGGACCTAGCAGTCCAGACATCGAGCTATGGCTCGCCGCTGCCGCTGCACTTCGGCACGATGCGCGCCGCCGGGAGCGTGATCTGGGCGACCGACCTGCAGGAACATGCGACGCGCGAGGGCAGCAAGGGACGCCCCACCGCAACGCGCTACAGCTATACCGCGTCATTCGCGGTGGCGCTCGCCAGCCGCCCGGTCAGCGGGATCGGCCGCGTGTGGGCGGACGGCAACCTGCTGCGCGGGGCGGCGGGCGACCTCAAGGTGGGCGGCACCATGCGCATCCACGCGGGGCACGGTGACCAGCCGGTCGATCCGCTGATCGCGCAGGCCGAGGGAATCGACCGCTGCCCGGCCTTCCGCCACACCGCCTATGTGGTGTTCGAGGACCTGGAACTGGCCGACTTCAGCAACCGCATTCCCTCGCTCACGTTCGAGGTCATGGCGGACAGCGATGGCTGCACCATGACGCGGATCATCACCGCGCTGCTGCCCGGGACTCTGAACGCCGCCATCGACACGACATTGTCCGGCTTCAGCGTGGATCAGGGAACGTGCGGCGACATCCTTGCCACCCTGTCCGACGCGATCCCCCTCGCCTGCGTGACGCGTGATGGCATTCTGGACATCCGGCTGGCCGACGCGATCGGGGACCCGCCCGCCCCGCTGCTTCCCGAGCCGGCCGCGACGGGCGATGGCAGCCCCGACGATACCAATGGCGACGGATGGACGCATCGGCGCGAACCGCTGCCAACTGTACGCCAGTGCGGCGTGCGCTATTACGACCCCGCGCGCGACTACCAACCGGGCCTACAACGTGGCATCGGGCGCAGCGAGGCGGGCACGCTGGCGGTGATCGAACTGCCCGCGGCAATCGATGCCGCACAGGCCCGATCGCTGGCGGAGGCGGCCAGCCAGCGGGTGAGCCGCCCGCGCGACACCATGCGTTATCGCGTGAACGAAATCGGCCCCGCGACCACCCCCGGCGCGATCGTGCGCGTGCCGGTTGCAACCGGCCTGTGGCGGATCGAGCAGTGGGAATGGCAGCAGGACGGGGTGATGCTCGATCTTGTCGCGCTGCGCATGGGCGCCGGAACAGGCAGCGGGGCGATGGCCACCGATCCGGGGCGCAGCCTCGGCGCGATCGACTTGCCAGCCGCGCCCACGCGGCTGGTGGCGTTCGAACTGCCCTGGGACGGCATCGGGGATGGCAATACGCCCGCGCTGTTCGCCGGGGTGTCCGGCACGAACGCCGGTTGGCGCGGCGCGGCGTTGTTCGCAGCCACGGCGACCGGAAACGCCATGCGCCCGCTGGCCGGCAGCGGCCGGCAGCGCGCCATCGTCGGACGGGGCGAGTCGGCTTTGCCCCCGGCCTCGCCGCTGCTGGTGGACCGGCGCTCGACCGTGGATGTCCGCCTGGCCGCCGCCGATCTTGCACTGGCCGACGCAACGCTGGCAGGCCTGCTCGACGGCGCCAACCGCGCGCTGATCGGCGCCGAAATCGTGCAGTTCATGCACGCGGAGGCGCTGGGTGGAGCACTGTGGCGCCTATCGGGCCTGCTGCGCGGACGCGGCGGGAGCGAATGGGCGATCGACACGCACGCGGTGGGGGAGGACTTTGTCCTGCTCGACGACCGCATCATCACGCTTGACCCAAGGATCGTCGGCGACGCCACCAGCGCAAGCATCGCAGCCATCGGATCAGGCGACGAGGCGGCCGTCAGCGCGCCGATCGCGGGCGCCGGAACGACCTGCCGCCCGCTTGCGCCGGTTCACGGCGCGGTGCGGCAAAGCGGAACGGGCGGCATCACCCTGACATGGGTGAGGCGCGCGCGCGGCGCATGGGGGTGGCCCGAGACAGTCGACGTACCGCTGAACGAGGACGAGGAACGCTGGACCATAAGTTACGGCGATGCGGCGACACCGGCGGTGCGGTGGGAAACGGGTGTCGCCATGCTGGACCTCTCGACCGCGCAGGCCGAGTCGCTCCTTGCCACCGACGCGCCACGCCAATTCCATATCCGCCAGAGCGGGCGCGCCTCGCTCTCCCGGCCGCTCACCATTTTCCTGCCGGACTGA